GCAACTTGACCCCTCTAAGTCGCACACGCCATCATATCATTTTCCAAGCCAATCGTCTAAGATAATATTAAAACCTTTTTATCGCAATATATTCGTCATCGTCTTTCGTCGTCACGTATCCGAAATCTTTAGCTACAGCGTCTATTTCAAGTTCTATTCCCTTCTTTAGTTTAATTCTTTCCTCTTCGTTGGTTACTTTGTTTAATGTGGCAGTTAGGGTTGTTGATTCAAAAACATTGAACTTTTTGTCCTTTGTTATTCCGTAGCGCAGACCTTCAATAGATAGTTCCTCAAAATCCGCATATTTTTTGCCAGTTACCATTAAAATTGGTTTTGCATCCCATTCTTTCTTATGCATGAAATTCATCTGACCCTCTATTAAACTCGAAAACACCTGTCTTGTGAACTTTGAGTCTATGACTCCACTCAAATCTTGTTCGTCCTCTATTTCCTTTTTGTTAATCTCAGCGTTATCGATGGTCTTTTTCATGTCAATTAGTATACCCATACATTTGTGCACATTTTGAACAAATTCAACATACGCTGATCCTTTATTACGCCAAGTCAGTAACTCTTCGTCTGTTTTCACTTCAGATAAACTTTCCATGTGTTTCTCGCATGTGGTGAGTAGCATTCGTGTGTTAGATTCATATATGTCCATTAATGTTTTAGTCTCAACTGTTTTTTCAATTATGGTAGTATCTTTAACTCCTTCTTCCACTTTAATCTTAGAATTCTCTAATTTATTAAATTCTGTTCTATTATCCATTCTCACCATTTCATCGTGTTCGTCACTTTCTTTTTCTGTTACAGTATTGTCTACATCAATTAGTGTTTCCTCTCTTAACAACGTGCCCTCATGCTCTTCTTGCTCTGCTACTTCTTCAACAATCTCATCGGCTGATACTTCTTCTTCCTCAATTACGACAGTATTCTCAACCACAATACTGTCGGATTCCTCTAAAAAATCCCTTGTTGAGTTGGGCTTGTTTGCCACCAATAATGTATACAGTTCTCTTACATCTAATCGCTTAGCATTTATCTTATCTACAACCTTTGTGAAGTCCTCTCTCATCTCTTCAGTCTCGACGTAGTAATCCAGATTCTTACCTGCTAAAGTCGCTGCTATAATTTGTTGGATAAGTTTAACATAAGCATTCCCACCATGAAATTCACAACCTATATTGCCTGTATTAATTACTCTTTCCTTAGTGCTTTTAAACGCTGCCGTGAATTTTCTAATTTCATTAAGTAAATTTCTTTCTCTCATTTCTTCTTTCCTGTCTTCAACGTATATTGGTTCAATACCTATCACGTCAAACTCTGTTTCCCCACTGTCTTTCCTTCTTACACCTCCACCCATATTTACGTTATCTTTTTTAGCTTTCGAAATTATAATATTATCCGTATCTTGTAAAGTCTCGCATTTTGTGTACAATAGATAGGTCTCAGGAAACAGTAATTGCGTATTACTTGATTGACTTTCCGTTTTTAAAAAGATATCGTTATTTATAGATTTTCGCATAAACATCACAATCGCACCTTTCTTAGCCGTAAGATTTGAGCCTTTAATGATTTTCACTTCAGGAACTACTGACAATCTGCTTTCTTGTATGTTAACTCTATCTTTACCTTGTTTTATTGCTGAAATCGTCACCACCTCAGTTTCATCAGTATCTACTTTAGAGTTTGCATAATTAAGCAGCTTTATAGCATTTTCGTTATTATTAAGGTCACCTCCACGCATCGCCATTTTTAAATCGTCTTTAAGCTCTGTTTTAAGTTGTGCTCTAGTGCCCCTAAATATCATACCCTCAGCATTCATTTCATCTTCAAGTTCGCTTTCTGACATTTTGCATATATTAACCATCTTATAAGTTACCCTATTACTTGTATCAATTGTGTATTCGATTACTTCAGCGTCAAGCTCACTTACGACTATATTTATAAACTTCTTTACACAAACGTTATTGGTAGATTTTCCGTCTACAACCAAGTAGACACGTCTTCGCTTAATCCTATCGGGCTCAGTCAAATTGGATATTAAATTAGCTGCCGCCTTACTTACGTCATTTGGTCTCACTAAATCATCAAAGTCGTTACTATATATGGCATACGTGAAGACTATACCCTCGTCTGAATCAACAAAGTTATCACCTACAGCTTTAAATTCACGCATCATCCCTATGTCGCTCGGTTTTACATTTAAGTCACTTAGTTTATCGTTTCTGCTTGACCGTATGAATACTTTTACATTATTATCTAATATCCATGCCGCTGTTTTCAAATCATCTTTCATTACTCTAACCTTTTGGGTCTCTTCTTTTATTTCTCCTCCGACCTTATTGTTTATAGCTATAGTCAATTCGTCTATGAAATTTCCTTCTATTTCATGTTGTGATTCATACTTGTAACGTTTATCTTCAAGAAACATTTTTTGTGATACGCCTGATCGACATAATATTGGAACTCCTAAATCATGAGCTTTTACGACTGCATCGGGGTCTATCTTCTCTCCCCTCATGCTAAAATAAGTCACATTATTAGTTGCATTAATTAGTTTAACCACACTGTTCTCATTTATATTGACCACTAATGATTTTGGCGCTAATTTTAACGACGAGTGTTTCTCCAGTTCTGCTCCTTTTTCAACTATCTGTTTAGATAATTTATCATAAGCCTGTTTCTCGACTGCTGTATAGATTTTAACGTGTTTCGTCTCCTGTTTCTTAGTATCTCTGAAATTGACCTGCAACATTGACATCTTGGCGTTTAAAGAGTACTGGGTCTTAAAACT